CTGGTCTACATCATTCATTCGTGGTACTACATTTGATAATGCTATCCTGTTGATTGATGAAGCACAGAACTTAAACTTCCACGAATTGGATTCAATCATCACCCGTGTTGGTGAGAACTCTAAGATTATGTTCTGCGGTGACGTTGTTCAGACTGACCTTGTAAAACAGCATGAGAAGAATGGTATCATTGATTTCATGAAGATCCTAGAGGACATGAAAGAGTTTAGTATGGTAGAATTTGGTGTGGATGATATCGTCCGTTCTGGTCTGGTTAAATCCTATCTCGTAAGCAAAATGAATCTCGGTCTCTAATATGTTCAATCACATTGGTCATTCGTTGCAGGAACTTCCAGAACCTACAACGGTGAACGGGGTGCGGTACTATCCCACCCCTAGTGGCAAGAAAATGCCATCAATCACATCAGTCACGTCATTTAAGAACCGAGAGTTCTTTGCGAAGTGGCGTAAGAAGGTCGGAGACGCCGAGGCAGACCGCATTACTAAGGAAGCGACCACTAAGGGTACAATCTTTCACAAGTACGCCGAGGACTATTTAAACAACCTCTCAGTGCGTCCACAGGATTTATATGAAAGCATCTCTCCCGCATGGCAGATGTTTGAATCCGCACAACCTTTTCTGGACAACATAAATAATATACATGCACTAGAGGCACCGCTCTATAGCGAGTACCTTGGAATCGCTGGCAGAGTAGATTGCATCGCTGAATATAACGGCGAGTTGGCAATTGTGGATTTTAAGACCAGTGGGAAACAAAAGAAAGAGGAATGGATTGAACATTATTTTGTTCAATGTGTTGCTTATGCTTACATGTATTATGAACGTACAGGAATTGAAGTAGATAAGATTGTAATTCTCCAAGCATGTGGGGATGGGGAGGTGCAATTGTTTGAAAAGTATGATAAACTGTACTATATTGAACTATTGAGGAATTACATAGATGAGTTTATTAACTATCACAAGGGAGACAAGTTTGCTAATGTCTAAGGAAAATCTGAACGAGATCCTTGACGAAAAATTTATGACTGCCGCTAAGTTCTCTCTTGAGATTGAGAATCTCATGAAGATCAGTAATGGCACAATGAATTATATTGAATGCATTGTTCATTACTGTAATGAAAACAACATTGAAGTTGAAACAGTTTCTAAGTTGGTCACCAAGTCTTTAAAAGAAAAACTAAAGTATGATGCCCAACGATTGAACTACATGAAAAGATCTTCTAAAGCACGTTTAATTTTATGACCGCGTTTGAATCGTACAGAGTTTATTCTGCACTGAAATTACACTTCACTACAGACAGTTACGATTACTTTAAGTACCACGGTAAGACTAAAGTCACACCAGAAAACTTTGAGAAAAGAAAGGACAAGTATTTTTTTAAAAAACTAACCAATAGATTGAGGGACGCTGATGTCGTCCCTTATTTTGTCGCAAATTTTGTGAAGGATTCTAATGGTTGGATCGGAACAATGCTTCGCAATGATGGTGATGACAACTACAGAGAGTGGAAGCGAAGAGTTGAGAGTCTGTCTTATACTTTCAGTGAGGATATTGATTTTCTTCTTGGGGAGGTTGATGACTTTGATAAACTCTTTAAAATTGATGGATCACATCCACCACTGCTTAAGTTCTTACTTGGTAAGAAAATTTCAATGGAAACTTTTGTAATACTTAATCAGATTCTAAACTTTGTTCCACAGTTTGATAGAAGTATTCAAGAACAACTTGTGTGGAAGGACGTGAGGAGAACCGCCCTAAAGTATGCTCCGTTCATCACAATTGACGTGAGTAAATATAAGAATACACTTAAAGAAAAAGTATTAGATCACAAATGTCTTTCTTTGATTCAGAAATAGTTCAGAACGAGATCGCTGAGATCCATAAAATACAGGAAGAGATCGTTACCATGATCCCTAAACTTCCTTTCCTTATGCAGGACGAGCAAGTAAAATACTTTGACAAGATGATTGATCTTGTGGAAAAACAAAAGTTATTTTACATGCGTCTAACATTAACAGATGATCCCCGTGCCAAGGAACTGCAACAGGAGTTTAAGAGGGCAGCGATCATGCTTGGAATGACAAGCAATACTGATCAGGATCTCGGTCTCCTATACGAATCTTTTAAGGATTCCATGTACGAACTCCGTCGCAAAACCATTGACGGAACGCTCTAAATACTGTATGATGATCCTGTTGGGTCATCTTAATCCAACTAATCCAATTAATACGAGGTAATCTAATGTCCTTTGCTGATCTCAAGAATAAGTCTAAGTTTGGTTTTGAGAAACTGACTCAAGAGATTGAGAAACTCTCATCCAATGCCAGCAGCAACACCGATGACCGTCTCTGGAAACCTGAGATGGACAAGACTGGCAACGGTTATGCAGTGATTCGTTTCCTGCCTGCTCCCGATGGTGAAGAAGTTCCCTGGGCAAAGGTTTGGTCCCATGGTTTCCAAGGTCCTGGCGGATGGTATATTGAAAACTCCCTGACCACTCTGGGTAAGAAAGATCCCGTGTCCGAACTGAATCGTACACTGTGGAACAGTGGTCTTGATAGCGATAAGGAGATCGCTCGTAAGCAGAAGCGTAAACTCTCCTACTACTCCAACATCTATGTTGTGAGTGATCCTACTCACCCTGAGAATGAGGGCAAAGTCTTCCTGTTTAAGTATGGCAAGAAGATCTTTGACAAGATTCAGGAAGCAATGAAACCTGAGTTCCAAGATGAAACTCCAGTCAATCCTTTTGATCTGTGGGAAGGTGCTAACTTCAAACTGAAGATCAAGAAGGTTGCTGGTTACTGGAACTATGACTCCTCTGAGTTTGCTTCTCCTTCCACTCTGGAGCAGATGACTGATGCTGAACTGGAGAAAGTTTGGAAGTCTGAGTATCCTCTGGAAGAGTTTATGGATGCCAAGAACTTCAAGTCCTATGAGGAACTGGAGTCTCGTCTGAATGTCGTCCTTGCTCGCACTGCTAACAAGCGTGTGGATCCTGAGACTGCTGAGGATGAGGGTGACTTCAATGATCCTGACATCATGGCACGTTCCAGTCGTCCTGTGTTCAACACTGTCGCTGAGCGCACTGCTCCTAAGAATGAAGAGCAGGAACTGCGTCAGCAACTGCGTAATCTGCAACCCACTGCATCATCCAACGACGATGATGATACCCTGTCCTATTTTGCCCGCCTCGCTGAAGAAGAATGAAATCAGTTACACTTGAAGAATACAAAGAAGCAGGGGAAGAGTTCTTCCCCAAGTACTTTTATGTTGCTAAAGAGTTGGGTGAAGGAACCAAACCCGAAGAAGTATTGAAGGTTATGGAAGCACTCGTTGGTGTTGCAATGAAGCGACGAATTGAAAGTAAAATGTCTGGACCATTCGGATTCAATAAAAAAACTGAAGAGTCCTGACCAAAATCAACTTTTATTTCCAAAAAACCCCGAAAAAAAATTCGGGGTATTTTTTTGTCTGTAGGGTTTTTCATGAAATCCTAACTTCAATATTTAAGATTAATTTAACGCCCGATATATATCAAGGTTTGTCTACAAACTGAAATAGTTAAACAACCCTTAACGACAGATCCATCAAGTTCTGTTAATATGATCATGTCGTAAAGACAACCCCGTAAACATTACAAGGAATTACAGATGAAAGCAATCGCACTAGCCGCACTGGCAGCATCTGCACTGGCGACTCCTGCCCTTGCAGGACCCTATGTAGAGTCCAAGCACGAATTTAAAGGCACTGATGAAGACTTCTCTAAGCAAGTTCATCAGGGTCGCGTAGGATATGAATGGAAGTTTGAACGCTTCGCCCCTTATGTTGAGGGCGGTCTCGGTGTAACTTCTCCTGACGCTGGCGATAATGAAACCTTCTATGCCCTGGAAGTTGGCAGCAAAGTGAAACTCACTGACAGTCTGTCTGCCTATGCTAAGTATGAGAACATCTTCCAAGAAGATGACACCCGTGACTGGAAAGTTGAACTTGGCACCAAGTATAAGTTCTGATAACTGATATATGAAACTCAAAGCACTCGCTGCTGTCGCTCTGGCAGCACCCCTGATGGTGGCATGTGGGTCCACCGAGAATACAGAAGTCAGTCAAAAAGAACCATTCAAACTGAATGGTGCTGGTGCTTCTTTCCCCGCAATGTTGTATAACAACATGCTCCAAGACTTTGCTAAGTCTACTGGCAACCAAGT